TTTTTTTAGTGGATTTTTTCTTTTTACCTTTTTTAACGGTAGAGATGTAACCCATACACCTACTCATAGCAGCAGATTTGGCCATGTTCAACTCCTTTTCTTACGTTTTTTACGTCTATGTTGATATGTTATCTTCTTACTACTTGTTTTTTCACGTTTAAACCTAGCTTTTTCTGCTGATGTCATCTCTCCGACAGTCTTAGGTGTCTTACTTGATACACGTTTACTTGGACGACAGGCAGGATATCCTCTCTTCTCTCCTTTTTGACGACCACAAGGTTTACCAGTCTTAACATCGACCCAGTTTTCCTTAAACCAACGATCTAAACCACCTCTGGTTTTTGTTGTAGGTTTACTTTTTCTTCTTTGTGGCACTTTTCTTCTTTCCTACTCTATAAGTTCCACCACGCTTTTTGTATTCTCGGACAAGCCAAGCATTAGCGTAGGCAGAAGGATAAACAGCAAACTTGCGTTTAGCTTCAGCTTTTACTCTTGCGTAAAGTGCTTTATTAACAGGTACATTCATGTCTCTTCTTACCTCCCTTTTTCTTCTTCTTTTTCTTTTTTGTAGTTGACATTCCGTAGGCCATAAGCAAAAAGGGTATCTTAGTATATTCTAAACGAAGTTTGGCCCAGTGTCTCTGGCTTCGCTAAGTTAAATTGTTGCAAACAAAGATAACCAAAAGCATCAAACGCATGGTCCACTCCCAAATTCTTATTAGGTAAGCCTGTATTTGGTGCATAAGTTAACGTCCTTAAGGCTTTTATCAATTCTTTACAACGAGGATGTATAAGCGTCCTCCTGTCGCCATTAGCATCAAACAGGGCAGTATTGACA